CTTTTGCTGTTAATTGACTAATCTTTTTATCTGCCATAATTTATTGTATTACTCTGTTGTCGTTATCTTCTGTTATTCTTTGGTCACTAATCTCAGTTACTCTGTTGTCAGTTGCTGGAGGACCTCCCCCTGCAACCAATAGCCATGCCTCTATCCAATTAGCATTGATTGTAACTGTACCTCCTAACTCTAATACTATATTCATAAGGTGATCATCTGATGTACCAGGATCTCCACCTACTACAGATAGTATCTCTCCTATCAAATCTTTAGAGTTAGATATATCTATTCCATAATGATTAGCTATAGCAAATATGTAAGATTCATTCAATGGGGGATAAGTCCCTACTGAATATGCTGTAGCAATGTCTCTAAGTATATCATTACTCATAACTATATTACATTAAGATAGCTTTTTGTTTAGAACGCATAATAGGAGTCATCAGTGTAATACTCTTGCCTGATGTAAGTGGTAGCATATCGGATAGCATCCATAGCATCGTCATATAATTTGACAGGTTCATCCATAATCTGATCACCTATCTTCTTCCACTTATAATTCTCATACTCTTTCATTATCTGCTTATCCTCCTGACAAAATACTCCAAAGGTCTTAATGTTATCTATGCCTTTCTTCACTACCTTGTTAGCATTATGCACATCATACCCTGCAGTATTCATCTCGGCAATTATCTCAGGTCTTGAGTAGTCTGCCATTATCTCTATATTCTTATCCACATTCAATGCATCCATCTTCTCTATCAGCTGAGTAGTGGTAAGGTAGCTCTCATAGATAACCTTCTCAATGAATATATCATTATCACAGTAGTAGACTCTCACTAGAGCTGTAGGGTGGTTATATCCAAAGTCTAAGCCATAGACATACTTCACGAACTTAGTTGGTCTGTGAGCTATGAATGTCCAATTAGAATAGATGTTACTCTTAGAGATAGCTTTCTCACCTAATGCATATATCTGATACATTGCCTCATCAGTTCTCTTCAAGTCCTCAATCTGCTTCTTAATGCTATCAGGTAGGAATGGATTATCTCTGTAGGTAGACTTGATCAGTATGCTTTCCTCAGTTGGTAGGTCATAAAGCCAGGAGGATGACTCAGAGGGATTGTAGTCAAAGATTAGCTTGTCCTCTGTTCTCATATTTATTTGAGTATAGTCATCATAGAATAACTCATTGGCTTCATTCATCCAAGCAACATCCCTTTTTCTACCCCTTATTTTCTGCTCATTATCTACTGAGAAGAACTCTACTATAGATCCATTAGGGAATGAGTAGATATGCTCTGACTTGTTATGATTGCTTATCTCATATATGTCCATGTCTTTCATGATCTCTAGAAAGTCCCTCATGACTGTAGCTCTCAGTGCAGGGAATGTCTTACGAATGATTGAGACTACCTTGTTCTTATTCTGATAGCAATAGACTATTAGCATCTGACAAAGGCTGTAGGTCTTAGATGACCTACTCCCTCCCTCATTGATAATGAATCTTAGTGCAGGATCTGTAAGAGCTGCATAGTTCTTTTGGAATATAACGGTGCTATCTATCTCCATTGGCATAAGCATAAGCATAGGCTAGCATCTCCATCTGCCTACTATCACTGATAATTGCTATCCTGTTAATCTTTATAGCTACCCCTTTCTTAGAATAGATGTAAGCCTCAACAGCTTGACACATCATCTCAATCCTTTGCACTAGTGATGATGTTAACTTTGATTTCAGATATATCCTTACCATTGGTAGTGATGTCCGATTTCTCAGTTAGATTGTTTAGTCTCTGAGTGATGGATGGATTAAACTGTCCTACCATGCCTCCACTGATTTGGTCGTTTCTGATTTCTCTCTTTATGTACGAACAGATAGTCCTATACTCAGAATATCTATTATCAGTGTTATCAAAATAATGATGACAATCTGAGTAGTTCTTATAGCAGAATATCTCAAATCCCTCATTAGTCAAAGGCACTCTCAAAGGCTCTGCCACCATCTCTGCAGTCTTTTGTGATAGCACCCATTTATGTCTAGGATTATCTAGAGTATAAGCTCTATACTCCTCAAATATCTCCATTAGCTTCTCAGGAGTCTCTATTAGTTTTGTTCTACCCATTTCCTTGTCGTGTATAAAGTTTCTTATAATTCTTACTTGATTTCAGCTTAGAGCTTTTACTCTTAGCATGAACACCTGGTCTCTTCACCTTAGGCTTTCTAGCGAATGATATGCTACTCTGCTTCTGTGCCATCCTCCTCAGTTACTTCAGGCTCAGGTATTGGTCCTTTGACTGCTTTATACTTCACTACTTTAGGCTCAGATACCGTAGGCTCTTCAAACATATAGCCTAGACCTATAGATACAAAGTAATCATATCTATTAGCATCTAAAGTAATCCTGTTACCTTTGTGGGAGATCTTAGCTCCAATAAATTCATCTTTAATTTTCATCTCTTAGGTTTTTTAAATCGGTTTTTATCTCTTGTATCCAATAATGAGCAGATGTAACAGGTATTCTGAAATATTCTGCCATTGCTCTAGCTGTACTGTATCCCTTATCAAAGTAACATTGGAACACTATCAGCTTAATCCTATCTGTAATCCTACCTCTATATGTCTCTATCACTGCCATGTTGTTCTGATACTGCATATCATCTCGTATCTTATCGTATAAATCCGTATCATCATCCATAACTATAGGCATAGTACTATCTGTAGCTGTCACTCTCTCCTGCCTATTAGTTAGTGATGTAGACCATAGAATCTGCATCTTAATAGTATTGAGTAGATATGCTTTCACCTTACCTGGATCAGTCACCTCTATATCTATATTACATAAATATAAAAAAGAGTTATTTATTACAGCATCAGCAGATATTGTAGACTTCATTCTTACTAGAAAATAGTTAGTATATTTCCTTATCTCTTTGTAGTGAGCTGATATGTAGTTATCAAGTATAGGTCTCATACCATTGCTTGAAATCCTTAAGCCATATCTTTCTCCTCACACTACCACAAAAGCATTCTTTCTCATAACTAACTAGCCTATCTTTAATAGCTTTGAGTTTTAATAGATGAATCTTATAGGATTGCTCTTTCTCAGGTAGACTGAACACCTGTTGTATTATTACTTGCTCAGCTTCTGTAAACATTCCTGTAATATAAACGATAGTAAGGCTACAATAGTTGCTTCAATAAAGGACCAGGTGCAGATTAATGTTAGCCAAAAAGATACGCATTTGATACAGGTAGCAGAGGAATGCAGATACATTGCTAGAATGCTAGGTTTGAATTTGCTATAGATTGAATCAATCAGTAGCTGTAATGGCTCAAAGTTTACTAGAAACCATGATGCTGCAATGTAGGTTAGTATGTTCATGGGGTAAAAATAACAAAGGCAGTCTTACGACTGCCATAAAGTTATTAATTATTTAGATAATTTTTCCACCATTTGAGATAAAACTGCTCATTTACAGCCTTTCCATTGGTGAATCTCCAAATGGAGCAGTAAGAGACTCCGATATCCTCAGCATAATGACTGAGCTTATATCTTTGGGTGAGCTTAGACTTGGTCTCTTCAATCATAAAGTCCTTTAAGCTCTGCCCCTTAGAAAGGGAGATCATCTGCAGGATTATCAGGTACATGAGCAGGAGCTACTGCAGCTGCAGTTAATAGATCTATCTTCCATAGCTCTAGTGAGTTGAAATGCTTATCCTGCCATTCTCTACCTCTCAGATTGAATGATGCCTCCACCTCTTCACCTACTTTGTAGCCATCTAGTAGAGCTGTTTTGTCTCCTGTAGCTTGCAAGCTGATGTGTTGAGGATATTTGCCATCCTCTACGGTTATTACTACTTCTCTCTTAGAGAACTTCTCAGTAACTTGTACTGTCTCACCTATCACTTTGATAAGTCCTTTTACTTTGTAATCATTCATATTATAGTTATTAATTTATATACTCCTATTATTATCAATCCATACACTACTAGTGCTAGGATCATTGCCATGGTTTTTTCTTTCATAGCTTCTCTATTTCTTGTTTGACTTCTTGCCAAAATTCTACAAAATAAATATTTGCAGCGTTTAATTGTTCTAAGGTTTCCCAATCTTTTTGCCTTATATATGGACAAACTTTAATAATCTCATCAACTGCTATTAATGCACATTGTTGACTCCAATAATCTCTTTTTACAATATTAGATTGGAATAAACAATACCAATAACTATCGTATAAATCTTTTGCTTTCTCTTGTGGTGTCATCTTATTTACCTTTAAATTCATCAATTAATGATTTCCATATTAATATTGCAATAGGTAAAAGTAATCCAATAATTACTATAAATAATAGTGTTGCTTTCATATTTTAACGTTGTTTTCGTTAATAAATTCTAATGTTTTACTATCAATGTATTCTTGTACTTCTAACCATTGTTCAACGGTTACTGAATTTGGTAAGGTTGTTTCCCAATATAAACGCCAAAAAGACGTAGTATCTTGACCGTTTACAATTTGTTCTTGTGTTTTCATATTATTTATTATTTAATTGATTAATATACTTAACATAGTACTCAGTGCAGTGATGCAGCCTAACCTTAATCTCCTCCTCTAGCTCCAGGTCTCTAGTAAATAGTAGAGTAGTGATTCTCTTCTCAGGAGCTATGTGATCTACCTGATGCAGTGATAAGTTCTCCCATTCGTTGAGTAGAGATGGATGAGTAGATACCATGCAATAGACTAGACTAGCATAGTTCTTATTATATAACATCATGTAAGCTCTTAGCTGCCACTCATAATCTTTATTCACACCCTCTTCAGGAGTAGCAGGGAACGTTTCTAAGGACCATGATGTCTTTATGTCTATGATTTGGTCATCTAGTACTATATCAGCCTCTCCTGTGAGCCATTCGTTGTTTAGTCTCTCAGTGTTCTTTACCATGCTAGTGAATGATACAGTATTGAGTAGAGCTATAGAATCATTCTCCTGCAGCTTACCCTTATTAATGTACTTATTATTCAACTCTACATTATAACCGTAGAAATCCTGCTTAGCTACAGCTCTGATGTAGCTCTTAGTAGTTTCAGATAGCACCTCAGACTTAGTCCGAGATGCTGTCATTAGTTTTCCGAGTGAAGATGGATGCCATTTCATAATAACATAAGTGCTTTATTCTGTAAATCAGTTAGCTCAAAGGTCTCTCTTAGCTTAGGGATAGTAAACTTACCATCTTGAATAGATACTAATGCCTCCTCAAATCTCTCCTTAGATAGACCAGGCTTAGCTGCCTTAACAGGTACACTAGCTAGATTTGCATCGTCATCAACAGATTGAAGCGAGCAAAGGCTGACCAATGTGTACCTGCGGTAGTAGGTCAAACATGATCCCATTTGCTGAGGATTAAGTCCTGCAGGTAATTCCATGCATGACTCTATTAACTCATTAGAATCTATACAGATTATCTGAGTACATACTGAATTGCCCTGAATAGGCTGTAATAATAGTAGACCATTCTCTAATAAGATAGGTTCTACTGCCTCAATGATTGCATTGATGTCAGAGTATGACTTTTTAAAGTGGGGATTGGTAGCATTCTTAGCTACTTTGCCGATTGACTGCTTAGCCTTGTGTAGCTTTTGGTGCAGGGTTAGTACAGGTGCTGATACTACAGCTTTTGTTTTTGTTTCCATAATATAGATTTAAATTATTTCTGTAAAGATAGTTAATTATTTTATATCTGCAAGGAAATTACAATAAAATATCATAAATTCATCAAAAGTTCTAGCTATAAAGTATGTACCCCCTGCAGCTTCTACTGATTCCTGATACCTCTTCTGTACTTCTGACTGCTTATCCTTACCATACTTCACCTCAATCTTCACTGATCTACCTCTAATGGTAGCAGAAATATCTGCAGATCCTTTTGTACCTGTGCTAGGAGTATAAGTGCCTTTCAGCTGTCTAGTATTCTCACCTACCTGTATCTTCTTACCCTCTCTATATACTCCCATTGTATTGATTCTCTCAGCTTGAAAGCCTGAATAGGTTAGAAAGTGAATGATACATTTAGTAAGAGCATTGGCTGAGTTATCATTCCAATCTGATGCCGTAATGTAGGGCATGGTAGGGTGCTTAAGTGTGAGGTAGTTAATCTCTAAGGCTTTGAGTAGTGTTTTGTTTTCTTTGTTCATTAGAATCAATATGTTACATCACTTTTTAACTCATCTAATATAAATTGTAATGACTCTACAAATGTTTGTCTTTCAGTTGATCCCTTAAAAGTTATACTAAATTGCTCACCACAAAAATCTACACCATTTACTTCCATAGATGTACCTGATAAATCAGTAAATGTTACTGTAACATATCCTCCATGCCCTGCATCTCCACCTTGAAATCCATTATGTTCTACTGTTGTTTCTAAGATATTCATTGATGTAAATACCTTTGTTGATTTTTTAATTACCACTCCATCATACTTGTTCATAATTGTTTGTTTTAAATTGTTTATATATTCATTGCTTTAATTGTTAATTCATCCCATATATCTATCTCTTTTACCTCCGGTACAAATGACAATCTAGTACTGCCTCCATTCCTATTGGTAGAGCAGATATATCCTTTGTATTCGCAGTACTTTTTAAAGTTAATTGTGATGCTGTTCTGTGTTATGTAGTTCTTTTTATCAGGGAATGCATTGCAGAATGAATCGTATAACTGTTCTTTCACTGAGTAGTAAGTATCCTCTTTTAGATCCTCAAAGAAATAATACATCTCACTGCTTATCTCATCTAGTATCTTTCTAAAGTTTAGATTGATAGTAGGCATCTCAATTAATCCTACATTAAGATATATCTGTATACATTCTTGACAATAATTGTCAAAGGCTGCCCATTGGTCATCATCCCAATCAACGAATAGCTCATGACCAAATAGATCTACAGGAGTAAATTTATCATTGAATGTCTTAGCCATCTCCACCTCATACTTTCTAGCATTGAAAGATGCACCATTGCCTGAGATAGTATAGTTAGTAGTAATGATAATCTTAGGGCTGTTAGTTACATCTAGTTTAATAGAATCCTTACCTTTGTATTCAATAGTAATACCCTCAGTAATAACACTGAATAAGCTCTCAAAGTTGAACTTCTTTTTAACATCATCAAATACTAATATCTGACAATCAGTAGATACATTCTGATAGGGGAATTTATTTTGAAAGTCAAACAACTTACCATCTAAGCTCTGAACTTTCTTAAGATGTCCCATTGCATTCCAAAACAATCCCTTTCCACTTCTCCCATTAGGTACATCAGAGATAGCCTCATCATTAAATATAATAGCTTTGTTATTACTTCTATCCTTATAGCTGTGCAGGAGGTATCCGATTACAGTCTGAAATGCTTTGTACTTACTTTTATCTTTACCTGCTATATTCCATATAAAAGTTCTAAATTCTGAGCTGTGGTGATCTGTTTTCTTAAAGTCTCTATTGATGACCTGGTCTCTCCAAATAGATAGATCCATATCAGCATAAGATAGTACCTCTTTTTTATCTTTAGATACCTTTACTATGCAATTAGTATAGAATAGATATGCACTATCTTTGTCATCTTTCAATAGACTTACATTCTTACTAGTCAATATCCCTAGAAATTCTCTCTTAAAGAACTTAAGATTGCCACTCATCAGGTTATAAACTCCCTCAGGCTTATCATTAGAGGTTATGTAATCTAATACAAAATCTTTTATATCTTTCTCATATACCTCATTTAAAAATATACCCTCTTTCTTAATCATTTGAAATGTACCATTTTTCTCAGGGGAATGCTTAAAGAAATCATTGTTATCTAGGAATGTTTTGAACTTAAAGTTGTTAAGATTGTAAGCTCCATTCTGAGTGGTGGACCAAAAGTCATCATCTACCATCTTAAATTTCTTTTTTAATGCCTCTTTAGCAGCATTCCAATCTCCATTGTGCTTGACTAAAGTATAGATATTAAATGGTGAATAGCTTTGCTTAGATTCAAATGGCTTTATAGCTCCTCCATCTTCACTAAATATATAAAACATATTATTTTGAAAGCCAAAAGTAGCAGAAAATCCATCTTTTATATCTTTGTTAGGTCTAGTCCAATACTCTGAGCCATCCTTTCTCTTATTGCAGAACTGCCATCCTATCCCCTTAAGCAGCTCTTTAGCCTCTTCTCCATTCTCAAGGTTATATTTACCATCAGGAGTAGTATCTTTCCAGGTCTCTGCCCATTTTCTATCAGAGGTATCTTTGTGAGGTAGACTAATAGTGTGATGCTGATTGTAAGATGTGATTAAATCAAAGACATTATTAATATCATCATCAAAATAGCTCAGCTTTATGTACTCCTCCCCACCGATATGACTATATCCACTAGATGGATAGCAGGCACAGTACTGTCCATTGCCTCTCATCTCTACCATTGTAGCTCCTGTAGGATATTTAGCAAATACTCTACCATTAAACTTCTCTTTTGATCTAAAGTAAACATGATAGCCACCTCCTGCTGTAGTGTAACAGGATAGCATCCCATCTTTAATCAGCATCTTAATGGATGGCACATTAATAAAGTCATCAAATGTATCTTTAATAGGCTCACCATTATGGCAGTCAAAGTCAATGCAGTAAAATTCACTAACTAATCCACAGGCTATCCCTATTTTTTCAGCTTTTAAGAATCTACTATCTACATCTGTAATAGTTTCATATAAAAAATTATGACCTGCCTCAAGCATTGGAGCTTTGCTGTTCCAAAGTGGTAGAGGATTCAATCCCTCTGCTATTAATTCATGTGCTACATCTATTAGATTCATAATTTATATAAAAAAGAGAGTCCCCCTAAGCGAACAGCCAAGTTGATAGGGGGATTTATACTCTCTAAGATTAAAGTCTTTGTCATTTGGCTGTTCTAATTTTTACAAATGTAATAATAATTATTAATACTTTACAAAGTGTGCAATCTTTTTTTATCAACATACAACTTTGCACAGACTTTGCACACCCAAAAGTTAGCAGTACCAAGGCTTTGTGCAAAGTTGGTCTTTTTTTTTACTTTTTTTTTTCATCCTGGTCTTATAGTATATATAGGGTAGGGGCTTTTTCTCAAAACTTTGCACAAATCAATCTAAAATACTGATAATCAATTCTATTTTATGTGCAATCTTTTGTGCAAAGTTGTAAGGACCATTTTAACATTGCACAAAAAAAGCCCCGAAGGGCTTAAATTATTTCTGCTAGTTCTTTAGCTGTCATATATTCTTTAAATTTATTGACCTTATCATATTCCCAAGGCATCTGAATCCTCACATTTATGTAATTGAACTTTTCTAATGCTGATACTTTGTACTTATCCTCATAATCTAAATCATCTGCAGCTTGCACTAATGGCTGTATCTCATGGAGATATACTTTATCATGCATCCTAGACCATCTCCTGTGCATTCTGATACCATGTATAACAGTAGCATGATGTCTATTCATAAGCCTACCTATTTCAGAAAGTGAGAGCTTACACTTGTTCAGCCTGTACATTACATAGTATCTCTTATAGACATAGGCTCTATTCCTAGAGTTGGTAGCTAGTTTATACTTTATAATTTGTTCTTTTAAAAATTTTAGTTCTGTCATTGTTCTGATTTATATGTTTCGTTGTAGTAATTTTCTCCATGTCTATGTTCAAGACTCTCATAAGCATCTATTATCTGCTCCTTTTCCATTTCTTTGGCTTGTTCAAATAAATCTTTAATTGAGATGTCCATATCTCGTTTTAACAATTCTTGTCTTAACCATTCTACTGCTGTCTGTTTCATTGCTCTGATTTAAAGGTTAAAATTTCTTTGTGTTGCATCTTCAATTAATTTTACTACACTATTGTAACCTTCTTCATAGCATTGCATCATCTGTTGCTTTTCAATATCCAAATACTTATGAAAGTGTTTCACAAATTCTCTACCCTCTACAGAATGCATATTGAATAGATGAGGCTGTAACTTCTCTAAGTCACTAAATACCTGCTGTACTGCTGTCATAATAATTTAGTTTGAGTTACTGACTTAAATAGATCCGATTGAGACTCCATTACACCGGTAGCATTAATGAAATCTATCTCTACCTTAGCAGATTGGATTAGAGTACCTGCAAGCTGAGATATTGCCTTAGCTTTATCCACCTCTACATTCACCTGGTCTGTTGTTAATGTTTCATCGCTCAATCTCTCGAGAGCCATAAAGATGTGATCTCTTAAATCACTTAGTTTGTTTTGTGCCATTGTTATTTATTTTATTTATTAGTTTACATTTTAATCTCATTACCTGTTGTAATTCTTTAGGCAATCTCTGTATGGTATTTCTAGCCATATTCTCCTTTTTAGTAATCATTAGCAGATTAGTAATATCATTATTTAGATAATTACCATCTTTATACACTACCACCATCCCCTTAGGAATTGGTCCATTATGCATCTCCCAAGTATATCTATTCAGCAGCTGCCACTTTGAATCTGCTAACTTAATATATTGGTACATTTTACCTCCTGTATCTTTCCTTTGATGGATAGTACCTATAGGCTGAGTATTCATAGGCTTATTACCTTTTTTAAACATTGTCTTTTCTACTTTCTCATACAAATCTTTGGACATTTTTTGTCCTTTGTTAGGAGGTGCTTGACCTTTTTGAAATTGAGTAGCTTTACCACCTAGATAACCTGGAGGGAATTGAGTAGACCTAAGATAAACAGGATCTTTCTTAATACCCATAGCAAAAACTCTATTATAAACTGCTGACTCTGATAATCCTAAGTCATCTGCTATCTTCTTAGTAGGCTCAAATGGATACCTTTCTCTTATGATATCATTCATATCTCTTCAATTAGCATTATTAAATCATCATTCTTTTGTATAAGCTGCTTAACATGATCAGCATCATATGCCTCTATAATTCTAGTGACTAATTTTACAGGACCATTCCAATAGTCAAAGGTCTTGAATACTACTTTATATATCTTCATTGTCATTGTTTTTTATTGGCACATCTAAGCCATACATTAAATCAAACATTGCAAAATCTCTATTTGCATTCCTCTTACTACCCTCATAATTCTGAAAGTACCACTCTCTAAATTGTAGGTATTTTTGGTGAGTGTATTCACCATTAGCTATTTCATCCTGGACCTTAATAGCTAGCTGTGTGAACTCAGTCATTGGATTTATTATTTATGATTTGTAAATACCTGAGGTAAAGAGGCAGATTAAATCCACCTCTTATCTCTTCTGCTGTTCTCCTGCTAGTCCAAAACTTTATAATTGCGTTGAATGTCATAGCTTAGATTTAAGTAGGTTAAGATTTGCATCACTTAAAGGAAACTGAGACATATCTCCATCATCAGTCTCTGTAGCATCATAAGTAAATGGCTCAATAGTACCTGCTATGTATACATCACTATCATAGTCAGTAGTCCAATTAGAAATGTATTGATTGCCATTTTTGTATAGGTCTATAAAATTCATGATAATAAATTTAAAAGTGGAAATAAAAAAACGATTGATATCATAGCAGTAACTACTAACATTAATGCCTTAGCAAATGCTTTCTGCTCTTCTCCTACAGGAGTAAAATAATTAATTATTTTTTTCATTGATTTATTTTTTAAATTGGTTAAATAAATTCTCAATTTCCTGTAACTGCTCTTTGTTTAAAAATGTAGTTAAAGTTTGAATAATCAAATGCAGTTGGTTCGTGTTTAGTTTATCCTCCTGCTGTTGTACTTCTAAATAATCTAAGATTTCATTAAATGTTTTCATGTGTAAAAGTTTTAATTGTTAATAACTATACGCCAAAGATAGTATAAAGTTTTATAACTGCAATAAAAAAGAATAATTTATATTCATTCTAAATAAGGATAGGTCGCAAATTGCGACTGCAACCACTTAGCAGAAATACCGACAGGTTAAAACCTTAAAACCTTTGCTATTATTAGAGTTATAACCATTAAAAGTCCAATTTATTTCGTAAAAAACGGGACATAATCTAAAGTGTTACTTTGGAATTACATGATAAGTTACTTTGGAAATACATGATAATCGGAATTATGCCTATTATGTAAAGCATATCTAACAAAAGTATTGTTATTTGTAAACTTTATTTAGCATTATTTGGACAAAAAAAAAAACAGCTGCGTGCTGGGGAGCTTACAACTGTTTTCTTTAACATGGAAACAAGTGCTAAGTTAATGTTTATATTTGAATTTCAAAAATTCTGTGTAAGTTTTATTATTTATTTTAAAATGTTTTCTACAATCATTGCATAACATCCAATGATGGATAGTACCTCCTGCAGTCACTACCTGTTTATTATACCTTACATTATAGTTAGTACATTCAGGACAGCAGAACTTCTCATCTCCCTCCATTACAGCATAGTGAGTAGATGGAGTAGTGTAGGAATTAAGTTTATTGAATACAGCTTCTAGTACAGTGACATCCATTTTGCAATACTCTACCATCTTATCCATTGCTTTCTGATCTTTCTTAAATACTATATCTTTCCACAGGTCAAGTCCTCCTGTATCCATCTTTTGCCCTACTCCCAAATACTTAGCTATATAGTCTAGTTTATTTGAGTTAAAATTAAAGTATCTTTTAGCCCATTTAAGCGTGTCAATAGTCTTAGGTGAAGGCATAACATCAATACCATGTAATAAAGCTCTTGTACGCAACCATTTTAGGTCAAATCTATCCCCATTATGAGCCACAATTTCATCTGCCTGAGCCATAACTTTTAGGAATGCTTTAATCATTGCCTTATCAGATTGCTTTTTATCCCAAGTTAGGAACTGTACATCACCCTCTGACTCCCATTTATAGCAGATGCAGATAATAGCTCTCTCATGAATGATGTCACCTGGATTAATAGTGAGGTTATAGCCTGCCCTCCAGCAGACAGAAACATTGAATGAAGTTTCAATGTCGTAAAACAGTCTTTTTCTTACCATAAGTGGTGTAAACTTAGAACAAATATTTATCCCTCGCAAATTTAAAGAGATATGATAGCAGTAAGCCTATGCCTACCCCTACAAATAACAGGTTAAGATTGCCCCTATTTCTAGGTCTTGTAGCCTTAGCCTGTGCTTTCTCTACAATACGATCTTTGTAGATAGTTTTTATTTTAAGTTTAAACTCTCGCTTCAATTCTATTTTTGTCTTAGGCACATAGACTGATTTATACTTTATAATAGTATCCTTAGTAGTGATAAACTTTTCCCACACTATGCTATCATGAATGATAACAGGTATAGAATCTAAAGTTGTGATTCTTATAGTATCTCCTGTTTGCTCACAGCTATATCCTTTCTTAATTGCTTTATTAAGGTGGTATTGAGCAGAGCAGCTGCTGAGTAGTAGTATTATGGCTAAGTATCTCATCATTCTTTTATTTCAAAGTGCATCCAATCGTAGTTCTTTTCTCTACCCAAAGATATAAACCCATGCTTATAGAATATATCTATCATTGCCTTATACTCAGGTCTTGCAAATCTTGCAGTTTTTGATGATTCTTTGAGAAGATTTCTAGCAGGATCTAAGTCAATTGCTATCCCCCATGAGTGCATGGATAGTGCTGTACCTCCCCTCATCTTTCTATAGTTGAAACATCCACCGAATAAATCAATCCCTAACTCCTTAATCTTATCATATCCATAGGTAGCTAAAAGCTCATTGAATACAGCAGAAAAATTATCTGCTACTAACTTATGGCACATCATAGAATTGACAGTGCTGTCTAAGTCCCAAGCTATTCTCATTGGATAAGGTAACTTAATCTTTACTAAATATCCTGCACCTGTTACATTAGCAGTACCATACTTAGATGTAAGTTCCCATCTAGTCATTTCAGTTTGTTTAGGTCCTCTTTAACTTCCTTAGCTCTAGCAAATAATAACTTCATTGACTGCCATAGGTCTATGCCTTTGACTATCTTATAATTCTCATTAATAGACATCACCTCTATACTAGATAATACTAATGCTACAATTTTAGTGAGCATAAATGGTACACTGAAAAAAGTAAGAATGATATCATTTAGTATGAATTGGTCTATCAAAAAGAACATTATCACAGTAACTTCATAAAGTGCTAACTTGCTAATGATAGATGAGAGCTTTCTGCTAGTTATTTTCTCTCCTAACTTTTTAGCTTTCCATATACCTGTGATAGTATCAATACATATTAATACTCCTATCATTAACAGGATGCCACTTATTGGTAAAAAGAATGCAAAGCATATAGATATAAGTGTCAAAAGTTGTGATTGAATTGATATTAGTAATAGTGATAGTTGTGCTTTCATTCGTATTCCTCCCCCTCTTCATCTTCACGCTTTTCTTGTTGTAATGCTAGAATAAAACTTAGATATCCTATTATACTAGCTCCCATTAGCTTAAGATATATAGCAGGCTCAAATACTAATGATATGCCTGTTAAGTATCCTAAACTGAATACTATTATAGATAAGACTCCTGAGTGCTTCATATTATTAAGATTGAATTATTATAGCCATTGTTACCTGCACCTCCACATAGACCATTACATTCTAGTAAGCCATTAGATAAACAGCTACATCCATCAATCATAGGTCTAAGGTCAGTATCTCGGTTAGTAGTACCTGTGAATATTGGATACAAAGCTCTGTTTTTAAGTAGGTATCTTATCAATCTTTGCTCAAAGAATGCAGCCTTTTGTGCATAGTGTTCCATACTGAATGCTATAGTACCTCTATCTACAGATGAGCTGTTATCTCCGAACTGAGTCTGCAATCCTTTATTCTTTAGCTGTAATGATAGACCAAATACAGCATCTTCTGCTGCTCTCCATGCTATAATAGGCTGTATGAATGTAACTAGCACCTCCTCATCAGGATCTAAAGTCTGAGCATTGTACTTAGTTAGTAAGTCATTATAGAATGTAGTACCTAAGATAGGCATGATTCTTAGTTGAGCTTGAGTAGCTAAGTAAGGAGTAACATTGTTTACATCTACATTAGCTGTGATGGGTGTGTTATTCTTTAAGTAGGTTTCTGTTATAAAGTATAGCATCAGATTATTGGTGTTGGTGTATCATTCAATGGAGGCAAAGATGCTAAGGCTCTAATTTCATTTTTAGACATATTCTCAAGTACTTTAGCAGCTACTGCAGGATTCAATGTATTAAGTGCATCATTAGTCTTAGAGGTATCTCCCTCAAGTTCTACTATAGCCTCGTTTATAATTTGATAGTTATTGATTGTGAAATCTGCATCAATCTTAGCTATAAAAAGTAGCTCATTAAAGATGTCAGATACCATGTCTCTCAATGGCATTACTACATTTTTCTCAAATATGATATAAGCCTGCTTAATATCTGAGCCATTACCTAGTGAGCCTGTAGTTCTGATTCCCATAAGGATAGGATCTATAGTGTGACTAAAGCAAATCTGCTCAGTGTTCAGTTGTGATGCTTCTTGAAATAGACTATCATTGCCATTAGTAGGTAATGACTCTATCTTAGGTAATTGGTCTGCTGAGTTTGCAAAGAATGCTACAGCTTTACCTGCATTAGCAGCACCTTTCAATCTATCAATGGTATTTCTTATCATGTTTTTCTCCTCCTCAGACTGAGGTCTTTTAGGAAACATCATAGCAAAGCTAGGGAAAACTGAATTTTGGATATTGCTTTTAGCAAAGTATGAAAGCTCGCCACTCAAAAATGCATAGTTAAGTGCTGAGCTATAGGAAGGTAGTGGATAGAAATCCTGACCTATGCTATCTACCTCATATACAAATAGTTGCTCATAGTCTCTACAGGTAGGAGTATATCTTTTAATCTCCTGTACTCCTATTCTACTAGACCAATCATCACATATGTAGTATCTCTTTCTATCTAAATTCACTCTAAGTTTCTCAGGTGATAGATTGACTATCTTAGTCAGCTTCATCTTCTCATCAAAGCATAGCTTGAAATAAACTCTATTATGCAGTATCAGTTGCTGAGTTACAGCAGGTACTACTTTTTTTATGTTTAATTTTCTTTCAAGTGTATATAGCTCTAGCTTATCCTGTGGAGTTAATCTATCTGCTACTATATTAAATCCACCTCCTACAGCTGCATTCACTTTATACCCTACAATAGAGCCATGTAATGGTGATGAATAGAATATTTGATTGAGTAGCTCAGGGAATAGATTATCCTGCCCAAATGGTATATATCCATTAGTCTGATTCCTACCATTTACATAGGGAAGAGTTAAGTTAGCACCTCCTACCTTAAGGAATGGAGTAGAGAATGATTGATATCCCTCTACTATTTCATGCTTTACTGTTTTAAAAAAGTCTTTTAATGCCATAATTATTCATAAATTGATGATACTATTGGTCCACTTACTACCATCCTACCCTCTTCAATCACTACCCCTGTAGAGTTAGCAATAGTTGGAGGTGTGGTATATGACTCATAGATTTGATATGTATACTGTCCTTTTACTAGTTCCAAATCTACAGGCTCATCCAATAGAAACTGATTGAATCTTTCAGGATAGGCTGAGCTATCAGCAGTGTAGAATGTAATAGGTGCAGACAGCTTGTCCATTTCATTCTGAAAAACAAATAAATAATAAGGATTAGGTATATTACTTACCTCTGTTAGGGTAAGGATTATCTGATTGACCTCATCTTTTTTAATGTATATCATATAACTATATTATACTAAGGTCAAAAAATGTTTAAAAAAAAAGCTCTACAATATGCAGAGCTTTAATTATTAGGGTGTTAAGGTTATGCAATAACTCCATTTACAGCAGCTTCAGTAATTTCCCACGCCAAATGGTCTGCTTCCGCTAAAAGTGTAACGGAATATTTACTGCCATCCGCACGAGCTGTGCCTGATCCTTCACCTGTAGCAGTTAATTGTAGGTCTTGAAAGAACCAATACTTATCATTTGCATCTAATACTATTGCAGTTAGGTATCTCTGACCTGATGCTAGTATATTGATAGCTTCTGACTTATCTTTATCTCTACGGTTAAACATTAAAGTAATAGTCTGAGTTACAAATGAAGATCCATTGATTAGATCAACTGCAGTATCCTCAGTATAGTTACCTGTGTTTCTGTTAATCTCAAATTCAGTATAATCTACAGATACAGCTAATGTAATTACCTCCCCATCTACTGCAACAACAGGGCTAGTAGTGATATTCTCTTGATCATTTAACCATATTTTTCTAATTCCTCCTATGTTGTTGTCACAGGATTTTGTTATCGTTTCTAAGGCATCGCATCCTAAAGGCATAATATAAGTTTTAAGTAAAGGGAGCTTTCACTCCCTTAGATTTATAAATTAGTTAATTAAGATGCAGAGTTGTAGAATACAATCTCATTACCATTAACGTGAGTAAATCCTACTTTCATGTTAGCACGAGTTCTGATTACAGGCTCAGCTACAGTATCAGCTAAATTGATAGCTCGTAACGCTTTACCATCACCTTCAGCATCAAAAGCATAGATAAAATTACCGCGAGGTGAAGCAACGATAGTAGACTTACTAAGCATTCCTGGACATAATACCATCTTAATTCCAAGATAAGTAAAGTCTAATGCTTGAGTCAAGTTAGCTTGTGTGTTAGATGCAGCAACAGCAGCACGATAAGCAGTAGCTACAGGAGAAGATACATAAATTCTTAACTCTTCTTGATTAGCAATTACAGCAGGAGGGATAGCAGCATATACTGTAGCCAATGTAGCAAGTACATTTCCTGCATTAACAGCTGGAGGTGTAGCTCCACCTACTTCAATTACATTAGCAGCATCAGCTACTAGTGACTTCTTATATCCATCACATAAAGCAAGTGCAGGAGTTCCTGATGTAGTATCACCTGACCATCGTAATTTCTCAATGTTCTCAGCGATTGTCTTAGACATCTCATTCCAATAGTAATCCATAAAAGATGCAACAGAGAAATCTCCATTAGATCCTTTAGTCATTTGTAAAGATACAAAAGACTGCTCTAATTGGAATTGACAAATCTCAGCCATTGCAGATAATCCACATACATCAATCTCTACAGATGCAAGTTCATCAGTACTAGCATTCCATGAGCAATTTTCTGCCTGCAATACCTGTCCAAAAACCACATTAGAAATTTTAGTCTTATACTTCACTCCTGGTAGTGTACGATAGTTGTCTACTACTTCCTCATTCAAATAAGCTCGGCTATAAAATGCCTCACTGTTAGCTTGTAATAATGCAGATGCATCAATGTCCAAGTCAAATTTTAATTTTCTACTCATTTTTTTTGTTTTTTATTTAGTTATTATTGTTTAAAAATTTACTTACCATACTGAATTTGTCATGCTGTGTAAGTTTAGTAGCTTCTACTTCCACTACTTCCTCACCTTCAGACATAACTTCCTCCATATGATTTCTTAAATCAGCTATCATTGCTATAATAGCATTGATTTGCTCATCAATTACAGGTTGTACTATAGCTAAGATAGCTTCAGCATCAGCAGCAGGATCAATAGCCATCTCTTCTGTGGCAGGTGTCTCCTCTATTACTTCTTCTACTACTGTCTCTTCTAGTGCAATCTCTTCTGTTATCTCCTCTTCAGCAGCAACAGGCACATCTTTAATCTCGATAATCTCACCGTCTACTACGACATAGATCTTACCATCAATTAGATGTTCTCCATCAGGTAATTTATTCATACTATATTTATTTAATTGATTACTTAGTTTTAAGCCTAGAAATCCCTCAATAGAGAAACCTATCTGCTCATTCTTTACTAGCTCATTATAGTAATCTTTATCAGTTACCTGAGCTGTTACCATTAATGTGCCTTTAGGTACTTCAATACCATAGCTAGAGTAGGCTTTGTCTTTCTTAGGATCTTCTACTATCCATGCCTCAAGTACATAAGCAGGCACTGTTTTATCAGTATCATGCTCTAGGTTAAAGACATTACGATTAGATAGGTCTTTCATGAATTTAGAATGTATGTTTTCTATGGTCTCAACTGAGAACTGTACATAATATTCATCACCACCCTCATCATTCCTATATATCTCCATAGGTATCATAGCAGGTGCCACCACTCTATACTTTAGGTCATCTGAGAAAAACAATTTTTTGTGTTCATCAAATGCTAAACCTTTGGTAATAATGGCAGGAGTAGAGGTGAAAGCTATTTGCTCAATCCCTAACTCTTCACCATCTGAATACTCAGGATCTATGGTAATTTTATAGATTGGTATATCTTTTGTCATAACTATATTATATTTTTTTTATATTTGTTCAAAAATTAAAACTATGATAGAATTATTCGGCAAAGAAATCCCCTCTAAGATGGAGGAGCTAACATTAGAGCAGTTCCAAAAGATATCTGCTATCCATAACAGTGATGAGTATGATACATTAGAGAAACATTGTAAAGTTTTTGAATACTTAGGCATTACAGAAGATGAGATGGATGTAGACTTTGAGCTGTTCTTAGAGAATGTTAAGTTGTTTAATAAAGATAACTATACTAAGAAAGATGCTGTTGAAGAGATAGAGATAGATGGCTATACTTATAAGGCTGAGATGAAGCTCTCAGTAAAAGATTCTAGGATTGTTGAAAAAATTGTTAAGAAAGATAATAAAGAATATATCTCTGAAATCATGGCTCTAATGTTCAAACGAACTGACCTATCTAATGCTGAACATTATGATCCTGCACATCTTAAGCATAAAGCTAAACTATTCAGCAAGCTCAAAGCAGATATAGCTATCCCTTACCTTACCTTTGTAACATACAAAATCACTAACCATGCAGAATCTCAAGTTACCAAAGCATTGGAATCAGATATCAGTGAGTCAGTTCCTGGAGATCAGGAGTCTGAGCAGTGAGGATGGAATGTTTAACTATCAGATTGATGTACTTTCTGCTTTAACAGATAGCAATATCTCTGAATTTGAGGAGCTAGATATAGATGAGCTAGGGGAATTGACTAAGCAGATTAAATGGGTGCAGTCTGATCCATCTAGGAGGTATAAGAATAAGCTAGATAATTATGTACTCAAGCCATTCAGTAAGCTATCATTAGGTGAGTTCATAGACCTAGAGCATTACTTCTCTAATAACTACTTAGACCACTTCTGCCATATCTTAGCATTGCTGTACAGGAGAACATCTAAGAATGTTTATGGTGATGACATCATTGAGCCTTATGAGTATAGTCCTAGAGATAGATTAGATTGGTACTTAGACTATCCAATTACTGATGTTTATGGATTAATACCTGAGTATATTAAATTCAGAGAGAACTTTACTAATACCTATACTAATTTACTAGTAGATGTAGTGACTGATGATGAGGTGCTAGAGGATGCTGATGAGATTAAAGAGCAGAAGAGAGAACAGCAAAAGCAGAAATTTGCTTGGGAGTCCACTATCATGGCTCTATGCAATGATGACCTAAGCAAGTTCAACGATATCCTAGAGATGCCTGTAGTATTAGTCTTTAATATCTTAGGTATGAAAAAAACTTTAGACTAGTAATCTAACTCTCCATAAAACTCTCCGAATAAAGGCTCAAATGAGAATAGTATATCTCCCCCTCTTTCTAGTATGTTATCTATTTCTAAGATAGGATATTTAGTTAAAAGATATTCAGTATATCCTCCCCAAATCTCTGCATAGATTCCATCCTCATCTAATGCTGCATCAAATTGCCTAAGTAGATTATAAGCTCCTATAGTTTGTGTACCATTATTTAGAAATCCAAAATAATAAGCTGCTACAATTTGTATCCTTAAATTAAAGCTATCACTAATCTCTGCATTGATTCGTACTGAATCTACTAGAGTACCTGTGTCTACTAAGAAATTATTTCTAAGTACTCTTCTAAGTACTGTAGCCATCTTTCTACGCATTGGATATTTTATATTGTAAGGCATATAACTATATTATATCAATTAAGAATATTGTTCAGGAATTTGGCAATTAGTCCATGACTTAATCACTACTGAAAGATTCATCTGCCATCCTGCAGCATAATCTAATAGGTCATTGTTCAATGGTATGAATGTAGGCTGTCCATCTATATCAAAGTCATAGTCATCACTGAATGTAAACTCTAGGTATAAATCCTGTAGTATCTGCTGAGTATCTGATAAGATAGTTGTGATGTTAGCTCTATCCATCTGTATGATATCAAAGCAATACAGCTCTAAATTAAAGATAGTGACATTCTCATAGGGAGTAACTCCTGTAGGAACTACATAGACTAATGGATACTTCTCATCTTTAGTAGCAAAGTTCACCATTTGCTCTTTAAAGTCTGAGCCTACCTTCTTTACTTGTAGGTGATTGTCATAGAATGCAATAATCTTATCTACGATGGATTGATAGCTTATCATAATACTGAATTGTTTTGTATGTTATTAATGTGATTCTGTGATGATGTTATCTCAGTCTCAGATACTATAGCTGTTACTGTTATGTTATTAGAGCCACCTCCTGCATTCACTTGACTACCTGTATTGGCTTGCCCAAATAAGTTAGGACCTGATGCTGGTGCTACTGCTGTTGTGGCTGCTCCTGCTCCTACATCAGGTGCATTAGGTGCTGATCCACCACCTCCAAACTGAGTACTTGAAATAGTAGCAATACTTGCTGCAGTTGCAGCTACTGATGCACCTATCCTTATTGCTGTTGCTACTCCTAAAGTAAAGTCAGGTACACTAGTAATAGCTAAAATAGATTGAGCTCCATTAATTACAGCCATTGCTAACTGCATTGCTTTTTGTTGTTTAAATTGAGCTCTTAATATCTTCTCTTCCTCTTTACTGCCTTTCTTAACATTCTTTAGTTTCTCCTCCATACCTATAGATGCAAGAGAATTAATGCCATTAAGTGCAGCAGTTGCTGTATCTAGTCCATCTTTTATAGAAGCTATTTCTTTCTGTCTTGATTCCTCAATAATTTTATCCTGCTTATCCTTTTCCTCTTTAAGTTTTGCAGTCTTTTTTTCTTGTGCATCTTTATCAATATCTAGAATCTCTTGAGCTAGCTCTTTCTCTAATCCTTTTACTATTTCAGCATTAGAACTAAACTGATTCATCTTAGCCTCTGCTGCTTGAGTAGCTTGTAACTTTTTAAATTCAGTATCATTTAATAGTAATCTTTGACTCTCTAAAAATACTGCATCCTCATCAGCTATTCTCTTTAGATTATCTGCATCTGTAATAGCCTTAGCTGCATCTGCATACTTTTTATTAATAGCTGCCTCTTGTATCTTCTGACCATCTATTAATGCAGTAGTATCATTCTTATATTTAACAGCTTCATCTATTTTTTTCTTATAGGCAGCAGCCAAATCATCTAGCTCAATCTGCTGAGCAGTCTTTTTAGAATCAGATACTACCTTAGCAGCTGCAGCAATATCCGCTTCTGAGGCTTTATCTGCTGCTATTCTTTTATCTCTTGCTGCCTTAGCTTTATCACTAGCCTCTTTCTCTTTTTTATCAGCATCATCAGACTCTTTTTTATCAGCAGTATTTTTAGCTACAATTTTATCACTATAGCCTTGCTTTATTATTTCATTTTCTTTAGCTACTTGCTTTTTTAAATCTTCTATTTTTTCTTTATCAGCTTTATCTCCTAATTTCTTCTGAGCATCTAGTGCATCCTTAGCAGATTGTTTTCTATTGTTAGCCTCTTTTATTTGTACATTGCTACGTTTTTCCTCTAGCTTAGTAGTATCTTCTCCTGCTGCCTTAAGTTCAGCAATCTCTCTACCTAAGTCTGCTGTAACTCTAGCAGTTTTTTCCTCAGATGATTTCTTTATTTTTTCATTAGCTTCTAGAGTCTTAGCTGCATTATCTTCCGCTTCAAATGTTGTAAGATGTAACCAATCTGTAAGCTCTTTAAATCCTGCAATCAGCATATTGATAGGCATCATCATTGCTTTGATTACATCATCTAATTTACCAAAGGATTTGAGTACTAGAGCTACTACAGCTATGATGGCTACTACTGCAGCTACTATTAAAAATATAGGATTTACTAAAATAGTCATTCCTAACTTTATAAATGCACCTCCTAAATTTTTTAATGTAGTTATGAATCCTGTAAATTGTTTAGTAAGGTCTCCAGGAGTTAATGATCCTAAAGATTGCTTTAAGTTAGCACTTTGTTTAGCAGCTGCTGAGAAATCCATGTCCGTTATGGCTTGACTCATTCCCTCAAAAGATGCCTTTGCTTGATCTAAATTACTCCCTTTTTTAAAATCATTGATTGCACTATTAACTTTATTTATTTGCTTTTGCACTTCCCCTGCCTTATCAGCTAGTGCAGCAAATGCTTCAGGATTGACAGCATCTGCCATCTGATTTTTTAAATCTTTTAGCTCAGCCTTTAACGCTGCTATTCCTGATAATTTAAGTGGTATTACTACTTCATTCATATACTCTGATTTCTAGGGTGTTGTTAAATAAGTGTGTATCATGATAAGCTGCAGTAGGACTATGTAAGTTGGTAGTATTTATCTCAATAGTATCATTATCTCTTCTCTTTGCCATTACTGCACTATTAGGCAATACATTGCTTAGCATTACATAAGTCTTATTTAAAGTGAATGCACCTGCTAATGTACCAAAATATATACCTACTGCTCCTCTAGTCCAAATTATAGGTCCTATAGTATTCTCCATCTCTATGAATGTAGGTGCATTAGTAGTTGACTGACTAATCAAAACTATGTACTTAGTATAGGTAGGTAGGATATCACTAACAGCTCTACCATTGAGGCTGGTAGTCACTATAAGATTAGTAGTAGCTATGCCATCATTCTCTAGGCTTAGACCATTGCCTACTATTAAAGCATTAAGTCTATCTCCTATCACATTACCTGAGCCTAAGATAATAGAGTTATGATTGTCAGTAGTTACATTGGTCTTAGTATTATACCCTTGCATTATACTTACAATCTGCTCACCATTACCTGGTCCTTTATTTCTTGCCATCTCTATCCAAAGTTAGGTAAATCTATTTCAGTCTCTAAGCTAATCAATTCTACTTTAGTAGGCACTAAGTCATTAGCGTTATAATCTATAATCTTATTAATACTCCACCATGAATTGTCAATCCTTATCTTATCATTCAGCTCCATTAGTTGGATGTCTACCTCATTGAGTAGAAAGTATGCAGTCAATAGCTTACCTCCATTTATTTGTGCTACTGTCCTCCTCCAATAACTATTGTAAAGATTGTTATTAGTGTTTTGATTTACTTGATAGTAATAGTATTGACATTCTGCAAAGTTAATATCTGAGAGAGGATTAAATGGATCTCCTCTAAAATGTGAGATGTATGGATAAGCTCCACCTGTAGATGTTTGTGTATCATACCCTGAATTAATTATAACCTCCTGAGCAACCTTCTGCCTATTATCATATAAGATTCTTATATTAGTCTTAGGTGCTGCACCATTTAGTAATGGTAGGAATGCACCGAATGTTGTAGGCTGTACAGGAGTAGGTGAAAAGATAAGCTCTTTGACATCTATACCTTTCACATACTCATTATCAAAGGTTACTTCCACCTGTCCATATATCTCATTAGTAACACCTGTATAAACTGTGTTAGGTGAATCAGTATCTGCCTTGTATGTTAGTCTTAACTTCTTATTGTTAAGCTCAGGGATAAATATCATTGATTGCTCTTTATCTTTCATCAGCTTATTAGTCCAATCTACAGCCTTACCTGAATCATAGTACTCATCTCTACTGATTAGGATTAGATTATTTTGATTATCAGGATCAGCAGTAGCATAAAGATTATACATCATAAAGATGCTCTTAATAAAATCTGATTGCTTAATCTTCTCAGGGATAAAAGTATTCATGGTAGTGATACCACTGTTCAATGGGATGTTATCTGATGGTCTGATGGTTACATCAAAATTAGTGATGTTTAAATATATATTAGGAGTCTGAGGAGTAGTAGTAGTGCCTGGCTGCCAATAAACAAAAGTATTATATACATCACCTGTTATTGAGAAAGTATTAACTACATCTACTCCTATCTGCATTATTTGTATATCTCCTACATCTATACCTATTTGCCCTGAGATATTACTATTAGTAGTAGCATTGAAAGTAAATATGTTATTGAATGTGCCTAATGATATTACTGTAGGAGTAGCAAAATAATTAACATCATCATCATAAATTAAATCAGGTAAGTAACATTTTACATTTCCAAAACCTGCTACTTTTACTCTTAAAAAAACTCTATAGGCAGCAGTGCCATCAGGATAGAGTCTTACTGATGTATTGAATTTTAAAGACAGTTCACCTGCCATTGATACCTCATATATGTAAGATTCACCTGAGTTATTACCTACCCATTGAGGAGTAGTGTATTGACCATTGGTAGTATTAAATAAATTTTGTTGATCTATTGTTTCAGACCATCCTGTAGTTAAATTTCTAGCCTCCATAGGAAACTGATTTATAGAGATATAATTTGCTGTACCAAGTATATCCTGAGTCTTTGTTTCACTAAACGCTGCTTTCTCTGCCACTACTTTATAATCATTCCAATCCACTATATTCTGATCACCATTGTATGGAATCAGTAGCTTATCAAAGTTCGCAGCTGCTAATCCATCCCAAGTATAACTATATCCTGCTGTAGCAAAGATTCTATCAAAGTAAGTTTTAGCATAGATAGCAGGCTTGAACCAATTAAACTGATACTGATTGTCTATGTTGTATGGCATTACATATTTGTACCCATCTGTTACTGAATAGTCAAAAGTATCAATCACTACTTGAGCATCTACAAAATGATCTAAGTCTGAGAAATCTATATTATTCAAATACTTATTAGAGATGTCAGTAAAGAATGTACCTCTATCCTCTTTAATCAATACCTCATACTCTACCATCTGCTCATAGGCTGAGGTGAGCTGTGACTTCTTAATGTTTATGAGCTGAAGAGTTGCGTTAGTCATAACAGGGATACCATCCTGAATAACATCACAGCTAGTGAGCTGATTAATATTAAAAGTGCCAGCTTGAATGTTTACATCATAGTAGTGATTCAACAGGTTATTGTTATTGTTATTGCCTACTAAAGTAATGGTTTTACTAAAGTTACCTGTTCTCTTAGATATATCTCTAATATCCCCTATACTAAAGTTAAGAGGGAATGATGTACCCTCTTTGACATCTAGGTAGCCTGTGCTAAGTTGTATCCTAACCATTGATAGGAGTATTAAGTGCTAGCTTAATAGTTACTGATTGCTTAATTAGATTCTTGTTTCGCTGTCTAAAGTTCTCAAAAGATGTAGCATCTATAGTGCAAGCTCTTGTTTCTGTACCATTATTGTAGAACACTTGAGGGGATGTTAGTAGCTCTTGGAATCTATCAGCATCGTATTGGTCCATCCAATTAGTATTCAATTCTAAGGTATTAGATACATTAGTATTCAAAGTTCTGTTGCCTATAGCAGTTGAGCTATACAACCATTCGCCATCTACCACCTGACCATCTACATGCTGATTATACATCTCTCTACTTATCTGCCCTTTCTCATAGGTCTTGAGTTGGAATGCAAAGGATTGGAATGATCCCATTCTATCTAGGTAGTACAGATAATCTTCATTGATAACACATCTATTGTCATACTTAAAGTAGTACCGAATTTCTGCAGAACCACCCTTTATAGATACATAAAAGTTTTGAGTAATAGGAGCTTCAGATGGTACATCTGTAGTCACAAAGAAATTATATAATCCATCAGTAGTACCTGGTGCTACAGTAGATGATGTTAATTGATTATCATCCCAATCAAAATAAGTCACATCATAAGTATCTACACTATATGTTCTAACCATTAAAAAATACAATTGACCTGTGGCAATAGATGCTGCACTAGCTTGAGTATTACCAACCAATGATGTCAAAGCATTACTAGGATTAAGTGTAGTATTGTACTCTGTAGATGGGAATAATCCCTGAGCATAGATACCTAAGCTATAAGCTCCATTGAATACCTCTAGCGCTGATAGAGTTACATCCTCTATAAGTATTGTCTTTCTTAAATCTGCATAGGTAACAGTGCCATTAATAGTGGCATCAGTGACAGTATCCCATCTAGCATTGATAACAAATAGGTTAGCACTAGCAAAGATAACAGTATGCAATCCCTCTACTGTAGGATTAGCAGCTATACCTCCAAATGCCTGAGTAATACTTATCTGATCACCTGCCACAAAACCATGAGCATTGTAATGTATTACTATATCTCCTCCTGTACTTTGTGTAAGTGAATTAGTATATACAATATTAGCAGTATATTCATAGCCAAATCGGATATCATATTGATACCATGATTCATTTACAATACCTAATCCAAACTTCCATGTCACCAATGATTGCATCAGCCTAGAGATATCCTGCTCACCATACCCTGTACCGAATACAGGTAGAGTCTTATACTGAGCTATCGGAGTAGCATTAGTTACAGGATAGACCGTAAAGATATATCTGAAGCCAGGCTCATTCTTATAAGCATTAT